TGTGCAACGCGCCCTCCTTGAATCGTTAAAGAACTACACAAAAACTGGCAAACGCTAAATAATGCAAGAACCACGTTACTCAGCGCAAGATGAGATGGAACTCATGGCGCGGTTATGGTCGCCAGCCATCAAAGACAACCCACTCGCCTTTGTCATGTTCGCCTTCCCTTGGGGCGAAGCCGGTACACCGCTAGAACACTTCACTGGCCCACGCAAGTGGCAGCGTCAGGTGTTGTCCGACATCGCCGACCACATCAAACGCAACGATGGCAAGCTCGACTTTGACGTCTTAAGATTAGCGATCGCCTCTGGTCGTGGTATTGGTAAGTCAGCCCTAGTCAGTTGGCTAGTGCTATGGATGATGACCACCCGCATCGGGGCTACGGTCATCGTGTCCGCTAACAGTGAATCGCAGCTTAGAAGTGTCACATGGGCTGAGATCACTAAATGGTCGTCCATGTCAGTGAACACTTACTGGTGGGAAATATCCGCAACACGCGTGATGCCCGCCAAATGGCTAACCGAGTTGGTTGAGCGTGATCTGAAGAAAGGCACACGCTACTGGAACTTAGAAGGACGGCTATGGTCGGCTGAGAACCCCGACGCGTTTGCGGGTGTGCATAACTACGATGGGGTAATGGTCGTGTTTGACGAAGCGTCAGGTATTGACGACTCTATCTGGGCGGTGACATCAGGCTTCTTTACAGAGAACACACCCAACCGCTTTTGGTGCTGCTTCTCCAATCCGCGTCGCAATACAGGCTATTTCTACGAAGCGATCGAGGGTAGCAAACGGGACTTCTGGCAATCTAGGCAGGTAGACGCCCGGGATGTAGAAGGCACCGACAAGAACGTCTACAACCAGATCATTGAAGAATACGGCCCTGACTCCTACCAAGCGCACGTTGAGGTGTACGGTTCGTTCCCCTCGGAAGGTGACGATCAGTTCATACCGTCATCCCTAGTGGACGAAGCCATGCGCCGTGCCAAGTGGCAAGACGACTCCGCGCCCATCGTCATTGGCGTTGATCCAGCCCGCTTCGGTAGTGACTCGACCGTCATCGCCGTACGCCAGGGCAGGGACATCGTAGAGATACGCAAGTACAAGGGTGATGACACCATGACCGTCGTTGGTCATGTGATCGAGGCGATCGAGCAGTATCAGCCTGCCGTGGTAGCCATCGACGAGGGTGGACTTGGCGCCGGTGTGGTTGACCGCCTGAAAGAACAACGCTACAAGATCAGGGGTGTGAACTTCGCCAACCGGTCAAAGAACCCCATGATGTATGGCAATATGAGAGCGCAGATATGGGGTCAAATGAAGGAATGGCTACGCAACGCGTCCATACCGCAAGAAAAGACACTCAAGACTGACCTTATCTCACCGCTAATGAAGCCGGACTCTAAGGGTGCGATCTTCTTGGAAAGCAAAAAAGAGATGAAGGCTAGAGGTTTGGCTTCGCCTGACTCGGCCGATGCCATCGCCCTGACTTTTGCGTTTCCTGTTGCACATCGGGAAAGTAAGAATATAATCCGCAAATCAACATACCAATCACAGGGCGCTGCCTTTAACTCATGGATGGGATCCTAAAATGCCTCTTAAAAAGTCTACAAGTGATAAAGCGTTTCGTTCTAATGTTAGAGCAGAAGTTAAATCAGGCAAGCCGGTCAAGCAGGCTGTCGCGATCGCGTACTCGGTCAAGCGTGAAGCCGCGTCCAAAAGCACATCAAAAGGCAAAGGTAAAAAATGAGCTTAAAACCTCTAAGTAATTGTGTTTTAATTCGTCAAGACACAGAAAAATTATCGGAATTAATTGTTTTACCCCAAAGCAAACTATTTAGCGGTATCATTGTGGCAATTGGTGAAGGTAAAAAGAATCCAAAAGGGTTCCTTGAGCCTATGAGCGTCAGCGAAGGCGACCATGTGCTATTCGGTGAGTTTTCCGGGCAAAAGGTTACTGTTGACGGCGAAGAATTGTTGATGATGAGAGAGCCAGACGTCATAGGGATATTGGATGCTTAGTAGAAAAGAAGCCAAAGCGCAAGGGTTAAGCAAATACTTTACAGGAATACCCTGTAAATATGGGCATACTTCTGAACGCTTTGTTTCTACTAAAGCTTGCGCCGAATGTAATAAAATAAAAACAGCAGCTTGGCGGGGTAAAAACGCGGTAAAACATAAGCAATTAAGAGCCGAGTATTATCAAAGAAACGCAGATAAGCTAAAGCAAGTAAAGATTACAAATTACTGGAAAAAGCCTGAAGAAAATAGAGCTTATTCAGCTAAGTATTTGCGTGAAAATCCAGCTAAAGCTATCGCTTACAACGCCAAACGCTATGCAAGTAAAAAGCAACGCACACCCGCTTGGTTAACTTTGGTTGATTTTGAGCGTATGGAAAATGAATATAGACTTGCAGCATTGCAAACTAAAATAACGGGGACAATATGGCACGTTGACCATATAATTCCGTTACAAGGCAAGAATGTATGTGGGCTGCACGTCCCTACTAATTTGAAAGCTATTCCTGGTATGGACAATCTAAGAAAGAGTAATCATTATGGCCTATGATCAGTCATCCATGAATATTGTTGGCGTCGTAGCCAACGGTGGTAAAAACAAAGATGATCCACGGGATATCCTCTCGACAATGCGTCATCGCTTTACTATGGCGATGTCAGCGTATTCAGAAAGTCGTGAGGACGAGCTAGATGACCTTCGATTTATGGCTGGTTCTCCAGATAATCAATGGCAGTGGCCTGCTGACGTATTGGCAACTCGCGGATCTGTTCAAGGACAAACCATCAACGCAAGACCTTGCCTTACTATTAACAAACTACCCCAACACGTTCGTCAAGTAACAAACGAACAACGTCAGAATCGACCCTCTGGAAAAGTAATTCCTGCGGACGACAAAGGCGATGTTGAAGTAGCAGAGATTTTTGAAGGTATGGTTCGCCATATCGAGTATATGTCTGACGCCGATGTAGTGTATGACACCGCTTGCGAAAACCAAGTGACCTACGGCGAAGGCTATTTCCGCATTTTGACCGAGTATTGCAACGACGAATCGTTTGAACAAGACATTCGTTTAGGCCGTATTCGTAACGCGTTTAGCGTTTACATGGATCCGATGATCCAAGACCCTGCGGGTTGCGATGCTGAGTATTGTTTTATCAGTCAAGACATGGAAAAGGCGGAATACGAGCGTCAATATCCTGATGCCGCGCCGATTAGCTCCATTTTGTCCCAAGGCGTAGGTGATGAATCCTTAAGCCAATGGCTAAATGAAGATACGATCCGTATTGTTGAGTATTTCTACTACAAACACATTCCAACTAAGCTTAATTTGTACCCAGGCAATCAGTCTTTCTTTGAAGGCAGCCCTGAAGATAAACAAATGAAGCAAATGGGCTTAAAACCCATCAAAACTCGCACGGTAGATGTCAAAAAAGTCATTTGGATGAAAACCAATGGCTATGAAGTGTTACAAGAGCAAGAATGGGCGGGTAAATGGATCCCTGTGATTCGTGTTGTAGGCAACGAATTTGAAGTAGATGGCCGTATTTTTGTGTCTGGATTGGTTCGCAACGCCAAAGATGCACAACGTATGTACAACTACTGGGTATCTCAAGAAGCAGAAATGCTTGCATTGGCTCCAAAAGCACCGTTTATCGGTTACGGCGGTCAATTTGAAGGATACGAACAACAATGGAAAACTGCAAACACGACCAATTGGCCGTATTTGGAAGTTAATCCTGACGTTACTGATGGAATGGGCGCAACATTGCCACTTCCACAACGCGCTCCACCTCCTTTGGCACAAACTGGACTTATCCAAGCCAAAATGGGCGCGTCTGATGATATCAAGTCCACCACTGGACAGTATGACTCGAGCTTAGGTGCCACAAGCAACGAACGCTCGGGGAAAGCTATTATCGCCCGCGAACGCCAAGGCGACGTGGGTACATTCCACTACGGCGACAACCTGACTAAAGCGATTCGTTTTGCAACTCGTCAATTAATTGACCTGATTCCTAAGATTTACGACACTGAGCGTATTGCTCGTATCGTAGGTGTGGATGGCGAAGTGTCTATGGTTAAGATCAACCCAGATCAACCTGAGCCAGTTAAAAAAATCGTTGACCAAGCGGGGATTGTGATTGAAAAAGTCTACAACCCTAGCGTTGGCGTCTATGATGTCGTCGCTACTACAGGCCCAGGCTACATGACTAAGCGTCAAGAAGCGATGGAAGCTATGGCTCAGATCCTTCAAGGTAATCCTCAGTTGTGGTCTGTTGCAGGTGACCTGTTTGTTAAAAATATGGATTGGCCTGGCGCCCAAGAGATGTCTAAACGCTTGGCTAAGACTATTGATCCTAAGTTGTTATCCAATACCGACGAAGATCCTGCTTTGCAAGCTGCTCAACAACAGATTCAAGCGATGGCTCAAGAAATGGAAGGTATGCACCAGATGTTGCAAAACGTGGGTAATTCCATTGAGATGCAAGACTTGGAGCGTAAAGATTTTGAAGCCCAAATCAAACTATTTGATGCTGAAACCAAGCGTTTGGCTGCGGTTCAAGCGTCTATGTCACCTGAACAGATCCAAGATATCGTGCTTGGAACCGTACATGGCATGATGACAAACGGCGATTTAGTCAACGAAATGCAACGCGATACTGCAATGGATATGCAAGAAGAAGAAGCTAAAGAACAGCAAATGGAACAGCCACAAGGCCAACCTATGCCGCCTCAAGGTCAACCAATGCCTCCTGAACAAATGCCACCACAAGGGATGCCACAATGAAAGCAGCCGATTTTGTAGGAATTTTATTCCTAGCCCGTGATGTAACCCATTCGGTTCATCTTAATACCCGTAGTTACTCAAAGCATAAGGCTTTGCAGAAATTTTACGAAAATATTATTGATAATGCAGATGATTTTGCTGAGGCATATCAAGGACGGCATGGTTTAATTGGGTCAATCAGCCTAATGTCTGCTAAAAAGACTAGCAATGTCATTGAATTTCTTGAAGGACAACTTGCAGAGATTGAAGGCGCAAGATACGATGTAGTTGATAAAGCTGACACTTCATTACAACAAATTATTGATAATATTGTTCAACTGTATTTATCCACCCTGTATAAATTACGCTTCTTGGCATAATGGCAATAACCATCAACCATTCCACCCCTGCTGATGATTCTTTCAGCGCTACAGGTGCTACTGCCTGGAATGCTAATCACAGTTTGGTTGGTGTGGGAACGATGGCAGAGCAAAATGCCAACAATGTGGCAATTACAGGCGGTTCGATTTCAGGTGTATCAGGTCTTGGTACGGTAACTAGCGTTGGTGGTACAGGTTCAGTTTCAGGTATTACGTTAGCTGGCTCAGTTACTACTAGCGGTAATCTTACATTAGGCGGTTCGTTAGATTTATCTAGCCCACCAACTATCGGTGGCGTCACTCCAAATGACATCACTGGAGCTACCATTACTGGAGCTAAATTTGTAGGTGTATATGGAGGTGCTTTTTAATGGGGCCATTTTTTAATGGAAGTTTCTTTGCAGGTGGCTTTTTTGAAGGTATCATTGTGGCTGCTGAACAACTTTATGTAAAACTCCGTTCATTAACGGAAAGAGGGAGATTTTAATGTCTATGAATCTAAAAGCGATAACCGT